GCCCTGAACCCATAGACGCGTACTTAGCCAGGCGGATTACGCCATGGTTAGGTACATCAGCTGTCCGACTACGAACTGCTTGCACTGCCGCCCCCAGATGGGGGTGGTTAGCAAATTGTTCACGGACTAGCTGGTTAGAAACGCGATCTGAAGCTTCCTTTAAATCAAGGGTAGCTAGCCGCCCGGTAAGGGAGGCACTTCTGGCAAGGAGCTGGTTAGGCTCCTGGCTGTCGAAGCAGATCAAGTTCCGCGCATTCTCATCGCGACGGAATTCTTCTCGCATCATATCCATGATACCGAGCTGTACGTACATATTGGACGTAGGCTCCATGGCTATAATGCGGGGCGCTTTCAGCGTTTTAGCTACATGAGTTACCTTGACAGGTCGCTCAGTAGCGGGTTCGCGGAAGTCAACATGGTCTATGACGGATTGAACTTCGTCATAGCTTGCGCAAACTATCTCCTCAAATGGGAATAGTTCTTGCAACCGGTCCGTCCACTCTTGTAGAGTGAACTTCTGATTGCCGATCAAACGATCGGCGCTCTTACCCGGTCCATGCCGTGGTATCAACTCTCCGTCGTAGATCCTTCGATCGAGACGGGAATTGACGCGTCTCCAGAGGAGACGAGCCACACGCCCGTAGTCCATGATATCATCAGGGCTACGAGCGCGATCACCACGCTTGACTTCTGACTCACACTCGATGTATGCCGAATACGCGGCCTGGATTCGTTCATCTGAACATTCCTTTTTGATCTTCCCAAACGCCATTGTTACTTGGCGTATGGTCTGGATCGCCGTAATCGACGGATCATCGAGCAAACACCCACTCCACCGGTCGAAGACCAGGTCCAATAGCCCACCTAGAAAAATAGGGAGCTTACCCCGCTTGCGGAAACCCGCAAACAGGGAGGGACCGACTGCTTCTTCAGCTAATGCTTTTTGGAAGTCATTAGCGAAGGCAGGCAGGGTAATCGTGAGAAACGATTCCCCCTCGGCTTCGAACCGACCCAAGGCTGTTTTAAAGTCTTGGTTGGTGCTTGTGTGACACCGGCTCTCCGCATCTGCGAGGAGCCTCTGTAGAAGCAACATCAGGCTTTTCAATCATTCCTCCAATGGGGGTAGTGATATCCATAGCCATGGCGTTTGGGGAAGTCAGAGCAGACTATTCAAGTATGCTACAAGTAGCATACAGGAAAGAACTACTCCGACTCTCCAAGTGAAAGAGAGCAGTTAGCTCTCACCGCCGAGGTACTTCACAAGGAGTGCATCACTCGTCGCAGCAAGCTGCGCGAGGGCACCCTTGATGAAATCCTTCTGCTCAGTAATCGAGAAGCCCACATTCGGAACATCGACGTTGAAGAAAAACGACATCGATGCTTCGCGGTTGACCCCTGCAAGCAGGGGATCAGCAGCGACC